GAGTAATCTGCATGTATAATAATTGTAGTGGAGCTGAGATGAAGAAGATAGACTTGGCGATTGCATTCTCATTTCTTGACATCATTAAGTTTCACAGACAAGTAGAGTATAATGTTGCTTTCTATGATGAGATTTTGGATAGTAGTGTAGACAACAAGAGCTTGGAGCACATTATTGAATTCATAGCAGACAGAGCAAAGCAGCAGAACAAGGCAGTATACATTGTAACACACAAGGCAGACATAATGATGCCACAACTTACTGAGACTGTGTTACTTGAGAAGAAAAATGGATTTACGAGAAGAATAGACGGATGAAAAAGATAGGAGTTGTTATTCTAGGATTAATTTTATCTTCATGTGGTGATGGGAGGGAAAAGAAACATATTCAAAGTGATAAGGATACAGAAATACAAGGAGTAATTGTTTCACCTATTGGACTACCTATACGAGGCGTAATCGTTTAGCCTATAGGAGTTCCTTATCCTTTGCCAATTGAAACTGATGAAGGAACTATTATAGTAATGCCACCACCTATTGACATTTTTGATGATTGATTATGACAGAAGAGGAAAGTATGAGTAAAAAGAATACAAAAGAAGAGAAGGTTCGTAAAGAAGTTGTGAGAAAAGTAAAGAGGAAACTTACTGACAAATCTACTGAAAAACCTTTGATTTATGGTATTGGTGGGTGTTGTTATAAGAATTACTTACATAAACCATTAGGATAATAGAACTACTGTATAATAGTGGTATGAGTTATAATGACAATCTATCAGCAGCAAGAGTGAATAAGAATGATGAGTTTTATACACTCTATGAAGACATTGAAAAAGAGATGTCATTTTATCAATCGTATTTCAGAGACAAGATTGTGTATTGTAACTGTGACAGTCATAATTCTAATTTTACTAAGTATTTCAAAGATAACTTTGAGAAGTTAGGATTGAAGCGTCTTGTCTGTTCATGTTACCCACAAGGATTACTTGAAGTGGTAGATAAAGATAGTTCTAAATCGTTGAAACTTAAAGGAGATGGTGATTTTAGAAGTGAAGAATGTGTAAAAATTCTAAAAGAAAGTGATATAGTTGTAACTAATCCTCCGTTTAGTTTGTTTTTGGAGATGGTGGGGTTATTGATGAGTGAGGGTAAAGATTTTATTTTGCTTGGGAATTTGAGTTCATGTTTTTGTAAGCAAATATTTCCTTTTATAAAGAAAGGCAAGATAAAGATAGGTTATAGTATAACAGGTGGAGGTAGATGGTTTGAAGTTAATGATGATTATCCATTGGAAGCAGCAAATTGTAGAGTTATAGATGGTATAAGACAAATCAGAGTAAAGGGTATAAGATGGTTTTCAACATTTGATAATGACCTTGGAATAAAGAAAAGACCTTTACCCTTTACTGAAACTTATAATTATAAAAAGTTTGACAATTATGATGCTTATAACATTGATAACATAAAAGACCTGTGTTATGATTGTTTGGATAAAATAGGCGTTCCTATTACTATTTTTGACTATGATTATAGTGATTATGAAATAATAGGAGCATTTAAAAGGTTCGCTAATTTAGATGAAGAAAATGGTTTTATAATTGGTGATAAGGTAAAGTGTTACTCTAATAATGGTAAAGAGATGATGAGTTGTGGTGCTGTAGTTGATGGTAAAGAGAAATATACTAGAATAATTATAAAGCGTAGAACATCCGTATAATAAGGTCATGTATAGAAATGCTTGGTGGTGTAGTGATGAGAGTTTAGGAGGGCCTTGTATAAAGCTCTCCACATGGGATGAAAAGGGTAACAGAGTGAGATTGACGAAGCCTTTCAGTCCTTACCTTTACATTGAACATCCACGAGGAACTTATAAATCTTTGTTCAACACGAAGTTGATAAAGAAAGAGTTTGAATATCCTTGGGAGAGAAATAGATATTTGAAGAACAATAGTGTAAAGCGTATCTATGAGAACTTTGATGTTTGTCAGTAGTTCTTGTTAGATGAGTATTGGGATAAGGTAGATAAGCCTGAATTTACAGAGAATCCATTACGAGTGATTTTCTTTGACATTGAGGTTGACCCATTGCCTAATGGAGAGTTCCCTAAGCCTGAAGATGCCAAGGCTGAAATCAATATCATTACCGCTTATGATAGTCTTGTGAAGAAGTATTATGTATTCTCCAAGAATGACTATAATGGTAATGGATTGATAAAACAAGCAATCTTTGTCAAGTGTGAGAATGAGAAAGATTTGTTAAGGAGATTTATTGAGTTTTGGCAAGACAGAGACTATCCTGATATTGTAGCAGGTTGGAACAGTAATGGCTTTGACTATCCTTATACATTCAATCGTATTCGCAAAGTGATTGGTGATGCTGCGTATTTCAATTTGTCTCCCTATGGCGTTGTAACTGAGCGTGAAGCAGTAGACAAGATGATGCACAAAATCACCCGCTATGATGTGGCAGGTGTTGACCTCATGGATTATCAGGAGATTTATACAAAGTTCAAAGGTTCTAAACAAGAATCTTATAAGTTGGACTTTATTTGTAACATGGAACTTGGTATTGGTAAGGTTGATTATCAAGGTTGCAGAACAATCTATGAGTTCATGACTAATCATTGGGATACATTTGTTGAGTATAACGTGCGTGACGTAGAACTTTTGGTGAAGTTGGATGGAAAGATGCGTTACATGAACATCTTGCGTATGCTTTCAAACATTGGTTGTGTGAACTATGAAAAGGGAATTACCACAATCCCTGTTACTAACGGTGGTATCATTCGTTTGGCAAGACGAAGAGGAGTTCAAGTTCATACATTCAGAGGAACTGATGATGAGAATAAGGTTGGTGGTTTCGTATCTTCTAACCCTGGCTTCTATAATTGCGTTGTAACTTACGATGCGTCAAGCCTTTATCCCTCATTGGTTCGTTCCAATAACATGAGTCCTGAGACAAAGGTAGGGATGTGTTACTTTGACTTTAACAGAGACATCTATGAGGGTGCCGCTTCTGATATGCTTATTTTTAAGGATACCTTGAATAGAGAGCGTAGAATAAACAGAGGGCAATTAAAACAATTCATAGAAAAATTTGATTTAGTTTTATCAGCAAATGGTTGTTTATTCACTCAAAAGACCGAAGGCTTGTTCCCTCAATACATGAGAGAGATTTATGAGAGACGAGTAGATGAACGAAAAGACATAAAGACACTCAATAAGGAGAATGAGGAGTTAGAGAAGAAGATAAAGGAGAACAAGGGTAACAAGGAACTTGTAAAGGAGTTGAAAGCCAAACTCAAGGAAAACAACTTCATCATTGACCAAAAGGACATTATGTAGTCTTGCTATAAGATTGCTATTAATTCTGCTTATGGTGCTATCAATAGTAGAATGAACCCATTAGGCGATGATGACATTGGTAATGCTATTTGTTCTATGGGAAGTAAGAGTATTCAGCAAATGAATGCTTTTGCGAGACAGTTTGTAGACATGAAACGTAAGGAGTTAGGAACAGAATCAGACATCAATTGGGATAGGGTTGTTGTATTCAATGATACTGACTCCCTTGGTATAGACTTTAGTGGTGTAGGTATCAAGATGTTTGATGGTGACAAAGTGACAGATGAGGGTTACAAGTTGGTACAAGAGGCTGATGATTTCTTTTCAGAGCAGTTCCCTAAGTGGTATGAAGAGAACACTAATAGTCACAATTGTTGTTTGTACTTCAAGCGTGAAAAGATATGTGATGCGGGGTTGTATCTTACTAAACTCAATAAGACAGATGAAGCAGCCAAGAAGAACTATGTATTACATATCCTTGATAATGAGGGTGTAAAACATCCTAAATTCAAGTATACAGGAGTGAAGTTTGCAAGGTCAGTAATGCCCGCAGGATTGAAAGACTTGGGTAAGCAGATTGTAGAGAACATGATGCTTACACAGGACAGAACTAGCACAGACCAGATGATAAACAAACTTTACAAGGACTTCTGTGAGATGAATCCTACTGAAAAATCAGAGACGAAGAGATGCAATAACATGGAGAAGTACAATAATCTCAGAGTTATTGAACAACCTGCTTGGTATGATTTGGGTAACAAGCAACCACCAATTAAGGTAACAGTTGATGCTCAAGGTAATAAGGTAGTAATACCTGGCCACATCCGCATTGCCCAGAATTACAACAAGGTATTAGCAGAGAAAAAGTTTACTAATCTCCAAGAGGTAAAGAGTGGAGATGTGGTGAAGATTGTGCCTATTGAAAAGGATAATCCTTGGGGGTTGGAAAAAATTTGTTTTTTGGATGAGTATCCTCCTGAATTTGAAGGATTGTTTGAAATAGACAACAGAACTGCGTTTGAGAAGATAATTTACGAAGAATTGAGACGATATTATCAAACTATGGGATGGCCCCCATTCAATCCTGCCTTGAATTACGAGTTCAGTTTGTACGATATTTTGGGGATTTCGTGAAGAAATCCCCCTTTTTTACAAAAAGTTCTTGACAAAAATTCAAATTTTTGGTATAATGTGGTCACACCAATAAGGAAAGGAACAAAAACAATGAAAGACATGAAAGTAAACGTAATCTGTGACGGTCGTAAAGGTTCTGAGAAAAATCCTGCTTCTATCGCTATTATCCTTCATCTTCCTAATAACATTGGTGGTTACTCTCGCTATTATGCAGATGTCCTCTACTCCAACGAACTTAAGGAATGGTACTTCTCTCGCATGAATCATTGTATTGATGAGAAGGTAATTGTCAAGTACCTCTTTGATGACGAACTCATCTTCTCTCGTAAGGTTTGCAATCGTATTAACAAAATCTGGAAGAATAAAAAGTGGTAACATGAACGAGAAATACACAGCAATTCTTGAACACAAGTGTGGTAGGAAGTCTGCACATAAGTCTGACCCTGCTATTATGGAAATTCACATCAAGAATACCAATGGTGAGATTATTAGCCGTTGTGTTATGCAATGGATTGTGAAGACTTATGGTAATTGGAACACACGGTGTTTGGCAGGACATTGGGCGATGATTAGAACTGATGGCAAATACCATAAGTTGAACATTTGTTCTTACATGAATAATTACCAAGGCTTTGAGATGCTTGAAAAGTTGTGGAAGTCTGATACTTGGAAACCTTTGGAATTTTACGCATGATACATACAACACTAGAGATTACACCCAT